TACTGATGATAATACATTATTTGAGAAGAAGGGTGGGTTTAATTCCGGAGGAATTATATCTCCAAAACCTCCTCCACCAAAACTTCCCGGGAAGTTTGGTTCACCTGTATCAATCGGGGTACCTGGGCCTGGATCCCCAGGGATAATTGGAGGGAATTCAGGGAAGTTGGGATCCACAGTGTCTGGATCTTGTGGAGGTAATACAGAATCTCCATCGTCATTAATAACCGGTTGTAGTCCAGGGTTAGTGACGATATACAAGTTAGTACCCGAATTATAATAACCAACCGGAGTAGGAGCAAGTATGGCACCGTCTGCACAGCGTACTTGTTCGAGTTTTGCAGGTATAGTACCGGGTAGTAAACCATTAGCAATCAATTGTTTATTTTCTTTTGATGTTATTGTGTCGGGTATGTTATTATCTAACGGAATGCCTATTGCTGTCAACTTGTTTTGGTTACGTGACTCACGCATCATGCCCACAAGACTTTGGCCACCACTAGTACATAAGTTTACAATTGCTTCTAATGTTTGTGCAGTCATATGTGGCTTAGTATTAAGCGCAAATTGAGGTACTGCGTCCGTAAATACTATTTGACTAGTAGGGAATCTATTTAGATTATCATCTTTGGGTACGGGCAAAGGTGCAAGTCCTATACTTCTAGCACGTTGTTCTCTAGTCAATTGTTCGCCAGTTCTATCCCATAATTTATTAAGAAGAAACGATTCTCTAGGTCTGTTGTTTCTTATTGCTAATATTTCTTCGTTGGCTTGATCGATATATGATTTAACCGGAGAATTCATCCAAGACCAACCAGGTTCTCCTGATGCTATTTTACCCGAGCCACCGGTAAAGAAAGGATCAACATATACGTCACCTCCTGTATTTTTACCAGCAGTTGATATCGCACCAGATGGAGATACAGGGAGAGTTTCTATAGGTGGGTGCTGAATTGTCACTGATTCTCTAGGCATGTTGGATCTTACCCAATTATCGTCTTGTGGTGGATAGAAGGGGCGAGTTTGATTAGGATATATATTACCTGCTGACCAATTAGTCTGTACAGTATGTGCCCACAAATATGGTCCACCGTTGCTTATGTCTGCACTTACTCTGCCAAAAGTTCCTCTGCCCATAGAGCCGGCTAGTTCATCGTTTCTACCAGTACTTGTTATTACAGACGCTCCTACATTATTTGGTCGTATAGTTACAATAGGATTGGGCGCTGTACCTCTTCCATAGCCGCCGCCGTCTTCACCTAAAGTTAACGATAGTGAATAATACCAATCATATTCTTCTGGTTCGCCAGGGGCTGACCAATAAAGAGGACTATTAGTAGGAGCAAACGTGTATTCAACTGGATCGTAATCCGGCTCTTCGGGGTCTGGCTGATAGTCAGGATTAGGTGGATTGGGGCTAGCCGTTGGTGGGACATATGCTTTAGAAATAACATACCAATATGGTTGAGTAATATCTATTCTTGCTTTTTCCCAAGTTACTGCTAGAAACAATTGATTGTATATGTTATGTAGTTTTTGTGTTTGTATGCCACGTATGGTGTTGTATATTTCTCTCAGAGGGTACGGCAATCCTGACATACAGCCAAAGAAATCTGAGGTAGTATATTGTCCTCTAGGACCCGACCCCAAGGCAATAAGATTCAATGCTTGATCTGCTTCTGATAATATAGTAGGTATATCAGAGCCATTAATGTTAAGACCTTTTGTAGTCTCTATTGTCATTGCAGCCTGAGCTAATTTTTCAACTGGAACATTAGTAATGTTTCGTATTTGACTAATTGATGCTCCAAATGCGCCGGCGGCTACTGCAATATCAGGTGGTAGTATACCATCTAGATATGATCCAAAACCACCTTGAACAAGTTGAATATTGATTTCAGGTTCTGTAGTGTTTGCTGTATTAGTTGTTAATTCGCCTGCCATATTTTTATTCTATTAAGGTTGTTCCCATGGTCTTATCAAATCTGTAGGTGCTGCCACACCTTGTGATTGGAAAAGATCCTCTCTGCGGTCTGCACGTTGTACTTGTTGTACAGCTTGATTTTGTATTCTAGGATCTTCGTATGGATTTGTAATACCTTGTGCGGCCCAAGTTTCAGAGATTGGTTTACCAGTGACTGGGTTTATTTGATCTCCTTGCCAGGCAATGAACGCATCAGTTTCTGCCTTAGGTATTACTGCAGGATCTCTACCTAAGAATGGGGTAGAAGTAGGATCACCTGCAACAACACTTTGATTTCCTACTGCTGGTCCGGCAGCAAAAGTTACATTAGATGATTGCTGTGTTGGGATAGGGGCGTCAGCAAGTGCAGTACCAATGTTTGGTGAGGGTACTCCTGCTGGATACACAGGTGTTACTCTGTCTTGTACTGTAGGTGAAGTTAATTGAGAGTTGACTGATGCGTTTGCTACTCCCTGTCCGTATATAAAATAATATACTTTGCTTGACGGATAAAGTCTAGTTGAGAAGTTGTTATTTACGGTTGATGTAGTCAAATCTTTTACTTGAGTGTTCAACACATCAATTGTATTGGCGAATAAGGTAACTGCATCATTGTCTGTACTGACTGCTAATTGATTATTTAATTCAGCTACTACTGTTAAAGCATAACCTTGGAAGTTAGGATATGTGTTGCTATCAAAAGAAGACGTAGTTGTCCGAGCAGTGGCTGTAATTATTGTAGATACTGTGTTATCTGTATTTCTAGTTGTTACTAAAGTATAATATGGTACTGACAAATTATTGCCACCATAGTATACATTTTTTGTATTTGTAACTGGAGTTATACCTTGTGCGGCTTGTCCGGTGTTGTATAAAGGAACAGTTAATGTCTGATACACTGCTGAACTAGTTGATGTAGCTCTAGTAGGAAACAATTTTTTAGGATTTAACAAATCAGCTAATGATTCTATTCCTTCTGTTTTGCAATTCAAAGGTATCAATACTTCTTGCAAATCTTTTCCTAGAACAATGGTAAAAGCTTTATATATTTTTACTTGTTGTTCTTTTGTTATACTATTGTTATTACTAAGTATAGCGGCCAATTCAGATTGAGTCATGCCGGCGGCTAATAATGCTAAACTAACAGCTGGTGTTAGTGCATTGTTTTCTTGTAAAGTTTCTAATAAATTAGAAGGTAAGCCAAACGTGTTAATCTTATTTAGATTAATTGCACGTCCAGTTTTAATCAAGTCTTGACCAAAATTGAATGTAGCCAATGAGACACCTGTTATGTCTGCACTAATCAAATCATTCATATTACTATACGTACCTTCTAAGAATGACTTAGAATTGTCAACTGAGGTTATAGCACTATTAGTATAGTTTACAAACGAGTCCGCTTGTTGAAAAGATCCTAAGAAATCTTTATACTTAGGTTGACCTTCATTATAGTTAAATTCATCCCAAGCTTGTAACGCAATTAATCTATTGAAGCCCCACTGTGTTACTGGTTTGTTGCCACCATTACTATACTTAGTACCACCCCAAGCAGTACCTACACCGTATGGACCAGTTGTATCATTATTCCATGTAAACGCATACGTTCCGCTATTACCTAATCCCGGTACTAGTGTTCCATATTTAATATTTCCGCCAGTGACATTACCTGGGTCAGCAGTTGTTACTACTACAAATGAGCCAGATTTACTTGTACTAATCAACCAAGTATCATTGTATCCTTCAACTGACGCACTTAGCTGTATGTACGTACCTGCAGGAAATTGACTTATTACACTAGTATCATGGTATACTGTAAAGTATGAAGGTGTCGATACAATGTTTATAAAACCTATGCTATTTGTCAATCCACCTACAAAAATTATATTATTGTATACATCTCCGTTAACTTGTCCACGTAGACAAGCATCATTTATTGACCAAGTAATTAAACGTAATACAGTGTTTTGTACGATTGATCCAAACGAAAAATCAGAATAAGATTTGCTACTGCCGGCAAAATCAGTTACAATTGGATTGATACCTAGTCCATTGTTTTGCAACAATGAACTCATTACGTTTACGCCCAATGGGCTTTGTTTTCCTGAATCACTCATGGCACAAATATATCAGGGCTACCTTGAACAATAGAATGTCCACATGTATTACCCGATCCTACTCTTAATACCGGTGAGCCCTCACAGAATACTGTAGGACTACCGCCGGTTGTTGAGGCAGCTTTGTGAGGAGGGTGCGGCTTTCTACCCCATGGTGCATGAGGTGTTAATTGACTAACATGCAATCCTACTTGAATGCCGTTAGCAAAAACAGTTGAGGCACCACGTATTATCTTGCCGCCTGCTTGATTTTCATCACCCTTCCTACTAAGCTTTGCCATATTATCCCAATACTATTTTCTTATCTGGTACTTTAATACCGGTTGTTGCTTCTAAATACTTCATTCTAACACTATCATCAGTTTCAGCGTAAATAGCAATACTACTAGTATTTAGCTTGAATTCACCCTTCGGATTTGCAGTAAAGATACTAGGGATCATTTGCATACCCTGCTGTGTAGGTGCAATAGAGACAGGTTCTTCAATAATAATGAAGTCACCACCTGCTTGAATTACCTTTGCTATAAGTTCTTCACCTGAGTTAAGTTTAAATGTGTATACTTTGTTTGATTCAATTGCTATTTGCATTAGATACTTTCTGTTAATTTTTGTTTGAGTTCAGTGAAACCACCGATTAGTACACCATCTAAAATGATTTGCGGTACTGTTCTTGCTGACGGGATTGCTTCTAGCAATTCTTCTTTGGTATATCCATCTCCAATCTTACGTTCTTCAAATTGTATACCTTTACTTTTTAATAGTGCCTTTGCTTGGTCGCAATAAGGGCAATGATACTTACTCCACACGATTGCTGTCATTTTATTTCCTTTTTAATGTCTTGTCCAATATTTGCATCTAGGGAAATTAACTCCCATTTCAGCATCATACTCTAATATTGTATCTTTTGTAATATTATACTTTTCAATACCTTCTTGCAACTTTTTAGGAATCCAATAATCAATTCCTAAAAAATACCAATAATCATCACTATGATTTGTAAATTCGTGCATGTCTTCCGCATGAAATGCAAACATCATACCTGAATTTAATTCTACTTCTTTGTTATTTATTTTGATTGTTATATCAGGCGATCTTTGTTTTGATGCTGTAAATATATATCTAGTTACATTTGTTTGATACGGTAAAGTATCAACATGTGCTGAAATTTTACTGCCGGGAGGACAATCCCAAACAATCATTCTTCCAAACGGCCCGGTTTCTTTGTTAAATTCTCTAGCTAGTTCAAACAACTCTAATGATTTAACAAACAATGGATTATATTCATATCCAGACAGTGCTAGATGTATCGTGCTTTCTTCATACACAATATTAAAGTTTCTATTAATAAAGTGTAGTCTGACATCATCAAATACTCCCCGTGTTGTATTAGATGGATCAGTTGTTCTTTCCCCATTATGATCTACTCGCCAGTTAATAGCATGGTGCCAATTTGAATCAACTTGTTTAGCTTCTTCAATTTCTTTAGAAATTACACTTGACCATTCAGGGAACTGGTATACATTAAATATTGGGGAGTTCATCATATTCAATACTATCGGTCATCACGCCAATGACATAGTTAGTTGATTCGTTTTCTTGTAATGCGGTTTGTTTTTTACTTGTATCAACGTGTTTGTTGAACCAAGGAATAGGTGTCATTTTTGGCGCCGGGTTGTTATATCGTATCCCAATCTCTTTTAGTGCTCCTGTTGCAGTATAATCAACAAAATCTTTTAAGACAGTTGCATTCAAGCCAATAACTGGGCCCATCTTAAACAGATAGTCTGCCCATTCTTTTTCTTCACGGATCACATCCAAGTAGAGTTGGTAGACTTCAGCTTCACACTCTGATTTAACTTGTGCGAAACGACTATCTTCTTTTACTACTTGGTTAATAAGGTAGGCAGTCCAGCCTTTATGGAGAAGTTCGTCTTGGAGAATTAAACTGATAATATTGCCATTACCAATAAAGATTTTGTTCTCAACCATTGCTAACGATGTAGCGAATGATACCATAAAGCGGAATGCTTCCAATGCGTAACTGGCATGTAATGCCATGTAGATTGCTTTGATGTGTTCTTTTTCATTCACATCTTCACCTAACTCTTTGCGGCAATTTACTTTATGTAATTCGTCATAGTATCTTCCAACACTACTTGCCATATCAACAATCTCTTTTGTATCGTGGATAGTATTGAATACATCTTTAGGAACATTATAGATATTACGAATGATGTGACTATAGCTACGGCTATGAATGTTAGTCTCAAAGAAACTCCAGTTATAAATCAATGCTTCTAGTTCCGGTAGTGATACAACTGGCGTGAATACTTGGCTAGGAGCACGTCCTTGCAAACTATCT